AGGATTATTGGGCTAAAATATTTGCTTTGCATATTGGATGTCCCTGTCCTAGCGATAGGGTCAAACAAAAGTTTATTCATTATGTCTTAGCTAATTGTATTGACGGACAACACTTAACGGAGGATTTTGTATTCTCACAATTCTCAGAGTTTATTAATTATCTTGCTGAATTTTAGAGGGCCTTTAAATGAACGTGCATTTTTCTTCACGTAAAAATACATGGGCAACACCCCAAGATTTTTTTGATAAATTAAATAATGAGTTTCATTTTGATATTGATGTATGTGCTGATCCAACTAATGCCAAATGCAAAAAGTATTATACTATAGAAGACGATGGGCTGTCGCAGACTTGGCGAGGTACATGCTGGATGAACCCTCCATATGGTAGGGAAATTAGTAAGTGGATGCGTAAAGCGTATGAGTCCTCTTTAAATGGGGATGGAGCAACGGTGGTTTGTCTGGTGCCTTCCCGCACAGACACTCGCTGGTGGCATGACTACGCCATGAAAGCAGACGCGATAAGATATGTAAAAGGCAGACTTAAATTTGGAGGACATAAAAACTCTGCACCCTTTCCAAGCGCAGTTGTAATTTTTAATAGTAAACCCGACCTGTGATGTACACGGATATAGGGTTGACAAGGGGCCACAACTTGTGATATAATGGCGGCTGTCAAAACCAACACGGAGAAAACGACCTATGGTTTACGAAGGCATAGCATATTGGGCATCTGTTACTACACCGAATACTCGGTTTGAACCCAAGTATACAATCGATTTAGTAGTGGATGATGGTACTGCTGATCAGCTAAGGGCTGAAGGCATCACTGTTAAAGACAAAGACGAAGGCGCGACGGTAACAATTAAACGCCTAGTCAATGGTAATAATGGCATGGTACGCAAGGCACCAAAGCTCATGGATAGAAATAAAAACGAGCTGGACTGTCTGGTTGGTAATGGGTCTAAGGTAAGAGTTCAAGCGAAGCCTTGGAAGATCGACCGAAACGGTCAAGAATTTAAGGGCCTTGAGCTACAGGCCGTACAGGTACTTGATCTAATTCAATTTAGTTCGGGCGATGGCGACGAGTTTGATGTACTGCCCGGAGAAGAGGAGGTCGATGAGTTGTGAGTACAGAAAATATTATCTATACTCTGGATAACAAGCAGTATACAGTAAATAAGTTTACTGATGAGGCTAAGGTAGCGTTCGCTTGTTTAGTTGAAAGTAAGCAGGAAATTAATTTGCTTACTAGAAAAATAACTATATTGCAAGCCGCCACTATTGCATTAAGCCAGAAAATAAATGAACAATTATCTGACGAAATGCGTAGCACGTTGGGAGATCACATGGACAGTGAAGTTATAGAAGAGCCGGACACGCTGACCAGCCTTTAGTATTACGACCTCGGTATGTCCGTAAACTGCCTCTTTTTAATCACAGGAGAAATCACTTGGCTTTTGTTAAATTCCATCAGCCGTGTCCCTTGTGCAATTCAAGCGATGCAGCAAGCATCAATGACGACGGCTCTGCATACTGCTTCAGTTGTGACAAGAGAATAAATAATTACCAAGAACTCACAGGAGTGTTACCAGAAAATAATATTAAAGAATTTAAAGTGCATAAAAACAATTCAACTAATCATGTTGAAGGTAATTTTGTTGCGCTTACCGACCGTGGGATCTCTTTAGAGACTGCAAAAAAATATAATGTTAAGGCCGTTACAAGCGCCGATGGTAAAATCCTTAAACACTTCTACCCTTATTACATCGCTTCAGAAATCACAAGTTATAAAATCCGAGAAGTTTCAGACAAGCACTTCGCATGGCGTGGAAGTTCCCAAGGTACTGGCTTGTTCGGAGAAGCTATGTTTAAAGATTCGGGTAAGTTTATTACTCTTGTAGAAGGTGAATGTGACGCGATGGCGTCGTATGAATTACAAGGATCTAAATGGCCTGTTGTTTCGCTTAAAAGCGGAGCCGCCGGAGCAGTTAGAGATGCAAAAAACTCTATTGAATTTTTAGAAAAATTTGAAACCATTATAATAAATTTTGATAATGATAAGGCGGGGCAAGATGCAGCAAAAAAGGTTGCACGGCTATTGACACCGGGAAAAGCTAAGATTCTTGTGATGCCTGATGACTTCAAAGATGCTAACGAAATGCTGCGCGTTGGAAGAGCGCAGTCTTATATAGATGCTTGGTGGGGCGCAAAATTATACACACCCTCCGGTGTTTTAAATATATCAGAACAAAAAGAAAAATTTAATAATCGTGAACACCGGGACAGCGTTCCTTATCCGTGGTCAGGATTAAATGATAAGTTGTATGGCTTACGTAGTGGTGAGCTAGTGACGCTTACGGGAGGTACAGGATTAGGTAAGTCTAGTATCACCCGTGAATTAGAACACTGGCTTATTACACAAACGCAGGACAACGTAGGTATTATAGCTCTTGAGGAAGATTGGAGGCGAACGGTAGATGGTATACTTTCTATCGAAGCTAACGCTAGATTGTACATTGATCAAGTCCGCGAAGGTTTTTCCCAAGAAGATTTAGATAAATATTTTGATGCCTTGTATAGTGGAAATAATAAAGATCGGGTTTGGATCCATAGCCATTTTGGAATTACAGACCTTGATGAAATTTTTAGTAAGCTTAGATTTTTAATCATTGGATGCTCATGTAAGTGGGTGGTAGTGGACCATTTACATATGCTAGTTAGTGCAATGGTTGATGGTGATGAGCGCCGAGCCATCGATAATATTATGACTAGGCTTAGAAGTATTGTTGAAGAGACGGGCGTAGGTTTAATTTTAGTAAGTCACTTACGGCGGGTCGATAGCAACCGTGGGCATGAGAATGGAATAGCTGTAAGCCTGTCACACCTGCGAGGCTCTCAAAGTATTGCTCAATTATCTGATTGCGTTATAGCTTTAGAGCGCGATCAACAAGCAGAAGACCCGGAGGAGGCTAACACAACACACATCCGGGTATTGAAGAGTAGGTATACTGGAGATGTTGGTATGGCAACACATTTAGTGTATGATAAAGAAACTGGTAGACTTACAGAATCATTCATTGACCATGAAGATGGAGTTGAACTATGAAGTCTTTAGTTTTTGATATTGAAACTGATGGCCTACAGCCGACCAAGATATTTTGTATATCTATTCTAGATGTAGACTCTCAAGAGCAATTTAACTTTAGACCATCTAACATAGGCGAGGGTATTTCTCTACTTAAAACCGCCGACAAATTAATAGGCCACAATATAATTGGGTTTGATATACCTGTAATACGGAGGCTACATGGCGTTGACTTGCTTGATAAAAAGCTTATAGATACTCTTGTACTTTCAAGATTATTTAATCCGGTTAGGGCTTCCCATAGTCTAGAGGCGTGGGGATACAAGCTGCAATTCCCTAAGATAGAGTTTAATGAGTATGATGTATTCAGCGAGGACATGCTGAAGTATTGCGCTCACGATGTTATTTTAAATTTTAAAGTTTATGAAGAATTAAAACGGGAGAGCAAGGGCTTTACTTCCGAAAGTGTTAACCTCGAAACAGAAGTTTATAAAATTGTGACAGACCAGCGTGATCACGGCTTTATCTTGGATGAAAAACTTACGCTGTCTCTTCTTGACGAGTTCACAAGTGAGTTATCTGCTGCCGAATCTTTAGTTCACGAAACATTTAAACCAAAAATAATTGAACGCAATATATATCCGCAGCATACAAAGAGCGGGGTTCTCAAGAAGCTAGGCATCGATGACGAAGATAAGCAAACTAGATTAACAGATGAAGAGTATAACAAATTAAAAAAATGTGGTTCAGATAAGATTGTTCGGACTACAGAAGAAGAATTTAAACTTGGATCACGGCAGCAAATAGGGGAGTACCTACAAGATTTCGGATGGAAACCAAAACACTTTACGCCTACGGGCCAACCAAAGGTAGATGAAAAAGTATTAGCAACAGTTAAAGATATTCCAGAGGCCGCGATTATAGCTAAGTATCTTATGCTTCAAAAGAGAATAGCTCAAGTGCAGTCGTGGCTTGTGTTTCTGGATGGGAAGCGCGTCCACGGATCAGTAATAAGTAATGGTACAATTACCGGTAGAATGTCGCATAGGGATCCTAACATGGCCCAAGTGCCTAGCCTTTCATCACCCTACGGCAAAGAATGTAGGTCCTGTTGGACAGTGCCAAGGGGCTACAAACTAGTGGGCGTAGATGCAAGCGGTTTAGAATTACGAATGCTAGCACATTATCTTGATGATAAGGAGTTTATTAATGACATTCTCAACGGCGATATTCACACGGCTAATCAGGCTAGGGCAGGATTGCAATCAAGAAATCAGGCAAAGACTTTCATATATGCACTCCTCTACGGAGCCGGAGATGGTAAAATTGGAAGTGTGGTTGGCGGAAGCAAAGCAGAAGGTAAACGAATTAAGCAATCTTTTTTTGCTAATCTCCCATCACTTGAACCTCTTAGAAATAGAACTACAAGAACGGCTGAACAAAAAGGATTTATATCAGGATTAGATGGTAGAAAAATATTTATTCGGAGTTCACATTCTGCGCTTAATTCATTACTCCAAGGCGCAGGTGCTATTGTAATGAAACGTGCTTTAATAATTCTCAATGAATCTATAAATACTAATAGTATTGACGCCCATTGTGT